CAAGTCCGGTATTGAATGCGTTATTCCAAGTCAAGGCTGGATCGACATCGTTCCAAGTCTCGGCAGCTGGTAAAGCATTCCAGCGAGCAAAAAGAGCTTGTGAAAGGATTTCTTGAATCTGGATTCCATCTAGATCCTTATCCAAGATTCCTTCGGTGAGTACCTTTGGAAGCCTTGAGAGCGCCCCTAGAGCCACGATGGAGATTGTCTGGGTTACTCCAATCGAACCGCCAGATTGAACGCCCACAATCAAATCGGTAATTGATCCACCAAAGAGAGCTACTGGAGTCCCTGTCGAATCATTGATGTACACGGTTACGGCTGAATTAATCCCAGCAACGATATTTGAATCGTCAAGATTAATCAGAGTTAGATTGCAATATCCCGCGATGGCTTGTTCATAGATGTCTGTACGACCCGAGCCAATCGTTAAATTTGCCAGAGCCACATCTTTGTACTCCACGCCATCGATGTCTATGCTCCAAGTTGGAGTCCATAGGCTCATGCGAAAGCGAACCTATTCGCGCCAAGAGTGCCGCGGGCATTGGATCGGTTAAGTACATCCACGATTGTGCGGGCTGTCCCTTCGGCATCGATCGCGCCGTTCACAGTAATGTTGAAAGTGCTACCCATTCCGCCATTTGGCACGATTGTGCCGTTCGAGCTAGGGACGAACATTTCAGCGCCTTGCTCGCCCACGACATAAGACTTTCCAGCCGATACCGATCCACCAGCCGCGCGGAAGCCACCAAATGCAGAGCTGATTGCGTTGCCGATTCCCTTGACGACTGGGTTATTTGCTACCAAAGAAATCAAAGATTGGATTGATCCCACCACGCTTTGAATGATTCCAAAGAGTGTTCGGAAGCCGCTGATTAGATTACCGACGACTCCGATCACAACTCCCAAAGCGATTCCGATTCCTTGAATTGCAAGCTTTAACACTCCACCAAGCAAAGGCGCGACGAAGTCTTTTAAGAATTTGAATAGGGCTGTAAATTCGTCTTTGTTAGCAATAACCGCATTCTTAATCTGGTCAAAAGCAAATTTGAATCCTTCAAGTACCGGTTGAAAGATATTCTTAATGAGATCGATGTAAGTCTTGAACGCATTGGTCAAGCCGTCTTTGCCACCGACTGAATCGATGAATCCTGCCACCGCTGGGATTACGGTATTGACGATTGTATTAATCATCGGAGTAACGGCATCTAGAACGAAAGATCCAATTGTTTCTTTTCCTTCATCGAATGCAACCTGAAGTCGAAGCATCTTGCCTTGAAAGGTATCGGCTTGCTGTGCAGCTTGTCCGCCAAAGGTTGTTGCAAGAGACTTTGTAACTTCGTCCATCGACATCGTCTTGAGTTGAGCCGCTGTTAGTCCTACGCCTAATCTTGAGAGTGCGCCAGTATTGCCTTCAGCTGCGCGAGCCATCGCATTCGTTACAGCTTCAAGAGACTTACCCGATCCAGCCGCGACATCGATTGCGACCTTTTGAAGTTTAAGAGCCTCATCTGAATCTTTCGTGGCTCGGACAAAGCGCTCGAAGCTTGGGCGAAGCTGGTCATCGGTTAGTCCGGTAAGAAGTGAAGTTTGGAGAATCTGATTTTCGACAGCTGCAATCTGAGCATCGGTCGCGTTAGTAACATTCTGTAATGTGGTCGCGAGTTTTGCTTGAGCCGCTTCATCGGCGATTGCAGATTCAACGCCTTGCTTGAGAAGTACAGCGCCATAAGCAAGTGCAGCTGCGCCAGCGACCGCAAAAGCCGCACCAGCCATTTTCCCAAATTTTGCGACCTTATCGCCAAAGCCTTGTACTTCATTTTCAGCGCCTTTAACTCCGCGCTTTAATTCATCAAAATCAGCGTCAAAGGTGATCTTTACTTTTGGAATGCCAGCCATCAGTCGAGTCCCACCTTTCGAATTATTGTCTGAATTATATCGATGTACTCTTTTGCAACGATCGGTGTGTAATAGTCCACAGCTGGATTGATCCAATAGCCGCGCTTATTGCGAGCCGCTTTGAATCGATTGGAATATGGACGACCAATTGAGTCTGTACCTTTGCCCGATCCATATTCAGTTCCCCAAAGCAAAGCGCCCGCTGGCGCTGATTGCTGGCGTACTTTTGCGCCCTTGCCAGACTTAGATTGTTCGCCGCCGTATTTGCGACCGACCTTCTTTGATCCACCGACATCGACTCGAATCAATCGATCTCTTTTGGCTGTAATGGATTTAGCAACAAGCTTTGTTTGTGGAGATGGTGCTGATTGGCTAAACATAAGCAACTGTCCAGCAAGTCTTTGAGATAATGGATAAGCCGCGTCTCGGACTTTATTCTGAGTCTCTTTGTCCAAAAGGTTGAGAGTCTGAATCAAATTTCGAAGAGCTGCTGGTTCGACTTGAATGGCGAAAGTCCCTTGCTTACTTGCCATTCCTTTTCTCCAATATCTCGATCGCGGTGTATATCTGCTCCGCCGTTTCCCATTCCTTCATCGGTATCCCTGTCGCGAGCGCCAGTTCAACCAAGACGCGATTTAGGCTTCCGGCGGCGTAACTTTTGGGATATCCACTTCCTCGGATCGAATATCGTCCACCGTATCGCACCAGACTTCGTATGGTTTGATGGGCTGTCCAGCAAGCTCTCGCTTCTTCGCGTTATATGCCAAGAAGAGAAGATCATCGAGTCCGACATTTTCGCCGAGCTGTGTAACCTTCAAGCCTGTCTTTCGTTCCCACTTAACGAATTCTGGTGTCGATGCGGTGAACGACTCCGAGTCCCCTGAGAAATATGTAATTGTGATCCCTGTTTTCATGCTCCCGATTTCCTATCTACGCGCTAAATGTTTCGGTTGGTGTTCCCACTACTTGAAAGGATAGCGAGACAGTCTGTGCGTCTGGTGCTGAACCGCCGACATTTGGAAATGTTGGCAAGATGTTGCAAGCAAATACAGCGCCAGTTGCAGCTGTAAGTGATGCAGCCAAAGTTGTGTTTGGTGCTGATTCAGTAGCCGTCCAGAGTGATTCGCAGAGTGAACCAGCTGCGCCCCAATCTGCAAGCATTTCTACATTGAGAGTCCATGAATCATCGATGGCTTTGTAAGCGCGTCCATCGAGTGTCTGATAAGTCTCGATTACATGGTCGGCTTCAAGAGATACTGTTGTTACTTGTGCGTCGTAGCTTACGGTCGCGATCGTCAATACGAGATCGCGCCCTGTGATGACGGTCGTTGCCATAATTTTGCTCCTAGTTTGTCTGGGTGTACTGGGTTGAGAGTTCGATCTCGGACATCAGAATTTCTGACGCTCCAATCGTCATTGGGACAGGATTCGACACGCTTCCCACCGTGTAACCTGACGGAATAACCGCCAGAATGCTGAGGATCAGCTTCTCGATGTTATCGAGCGCCGATGCGTTGGAGTACATAGCGACTCCGACTGTGAGTACAAGATTGACTTTGACTCTGGTTGAAGTCCCGATCAGATTGGCTTCAAGATAGGGTGTGCTGGGTACGACCGCGGCAAAAGGGACGATCGGCGCTTCGGGTACTGAATCGTAAGTGTTAGCCGCTACTCCAGCGATTGCTGTCTTAAGTGCGCCGCGGACATTGACCGCGATTGATGAAGCGGTCATGCCAGCATCGCTCCGGTATCCAGAGACTTGCCAAGAATTCCAATCACGCGATTTAAGAGTGAGCGACCCATTCTGTATGGCGTTACTTGGAAATCAACGCCTTCGATCTGTCCGCCCGCAGCTGTAATAGATTGAAATACTTCAACCGATACGACGATGATTGCTTCATAAACGGCAGGATTGCTTGCATAGATTGTGGCGGCATCCTTGCCCGAAAGATAAGTGTCTCCATGCGGAATTACTGCGTTGAAATTAATATCCGCGTTTGTCTTTGCATAAGAAAATTCATATTCAGTTCCGACTGCGGTAACTGTGTATGTACCATTGAATGTGGCATCTACGCCAGAGACAACCACGCTTGATCCCACGATGTAATTGTGTGGAGTATTGGTCGTCAAGGTAGCGACATTTGAAGCGATGCGGCGATCTGTAACCGCTGAAGAATAAGAGACAAGAAGTGGCAAAATCACAAGCTCACTTGTGTCGATAATCTTTTGAAGATATGCGTCATTGTAGAGAGAAGAGCTGACGCCAAGAACCGAACGAAGTTCGGACGGAGTTACTAAAGACATCAGCTCTTCCCTTTCTACTGCTGAGGCGACTCGGGAGCGAACCGCCTCATGATTGATTGTGTCGTAATTACGACTTATTCACGCCAAATGCGCCAGCCGCGATCTTTGTGGCTACTGCACCAAATGAATATACGCCGACAGTAATTGAACCGTCTGCTGTTGATTCTGCGCGAAGTTGGTATGAAGGTGATTCGTACCATGTGTAGGCGTCTGGGTTGATAATCATGATTGAATCATCGGTGTCTGTTGTTGCGGCTGTGTTAGCTGTAACAAAGAGATCAAGTCCAGCAACGCGACCACGAAGTGATGTAGGTGTTGCAAGACCAGGTTGGTTCATTGGCTGAGTTACTTCATTGTAGATCGGACGACCTGAATCATTTAGACCCATGAGATTTGACCATTGTGAAGTGTTCACCAAGATGTTGCGGGCAAATGGATTTGCAAGACCCGCTGTTGCAGCATAGACACTTGCTGCACCGCGACCGATGAATGCAAGAAGTTCTGCGGCTGTTGGATATGTCGCGATGCCTGTTGCATCTGCTGTTGCACCTGCTACCAAGACGCTGTTTGTGTAAGTGTCTTGCTGCTTAGCCATAGCTGCGACCATATTTGAGAGAAGCTCATTGAAGAAAAGTGGGCTTGTGCGCTGGAGCAATTCAACTGAGAATTTTTGTTGCCCAGCAAATTTCTTAACATCGACTGATACAAAAGCAGAGTTCTGATCTGTCTCTGTGAATGCTGCATCTTCGGCGACTGTTCCCACCGCTGGTGCAACTGTGATCTTTGGAATCTCGAAAGTCATACCGGCATCTGGAAGTGTGCCGCGTGAGATTGCATCGATTGATGGACGGACAGTTGTTGAAAGTCCGTTGATAACTTCAGCAAGCTGGCGAGTTGGTACAAGACCAGCGTTGTCTGTTGTGTTGTCTGCTGCGAGTACATATTGACGCGCATTTTCGTCGCCCATCGCTGCCATAATCTTGTTTTCAAGATACTTTGCAGCTGTTACTTCGATGCGTGGCTTTGAATAAGCGACAGACTTAACTGACGCTGTAACTGACTGTGCGGCTTCGACCGTCTCTACGGCTGAAGCGTCATTGACGGTGTTTTCCACTTCGTCTCCTTCTGTTGTTGTTGGTGTTGGTGTTGCATCCTCTTCCACGGTTGCGGATTCGGAATCTTCTTCGCCTTCTGTGGCGGCTACTTCTGAGACGCGAGCTGATCGAACGGCTGGCTCTGATACAAGCGCAACGCCAGTCAATTCGCCAGCAAGTACGCGCATCGTCCCATTCTTTTCGTTGATGTAATCATCGACAGCCAATTCGATTGAAAAGCCATCGCGAAGACCTTCGCTTGCTTCGACGAGCGCGTCATTTCCAGCGGTTGTATTTGCAACCTTAAATGTTGCATTAATGCTCATCTGATCTTCAGACAGAGCAATCGAAAGCGGCTTTGCAATTCTGCGAGTGCGATCGTGTTCAAGATTTAGCAAGACATCTTTTGGCTGAATCGATCCTTTCGCAAATACGACTTTGCCGGTCGATGCGTTCGCTGGCTCTTCGAATGCCACGATGCGTCCGGTGATTGTGCGCGACTCTGAATCTGCCGCGGTAATAGTCATTGGAGTAGTTAGCTTCATCCGATCATGTCCTCTTCTTCTCTGATTTCATCGGTACTCATCGCGCCGATGCGGTTTAGAATTTCGTACACTTGCGCTCTTTCGTAAGGATTGCCGCGCAAGAAATCGTCTAGGTCATAGCGGATGTACTGTGAAGCTGGAGTGAAATCCGTAAGGCTGAGTCGTTGCTCGATGATTGTTAGCACCGGACGAATCGAGAAATCAATAAGATCGCGGCGCTGATTTACTGCGTTGGAATAAGTCATCGATGATGGATCAGCTGAAGCGAACCAAGCTGGTAAGCCGATAGCGCGACAGAGTTCCAAAGCCAAGTAATTTCTGGCTTCATTCATTTGAAGATTCTTTGGATCGTATCCGATCGTGTCCATCTTGATGTCTGCATTCAAGAATGTAACTGCCTTTGAAGCTTTATTCTTGAAAGCATTAATGAGTGAAGCAACCCGATCCTTTGGAAGTTGTACGCCGTTGCTCGACAAAACAATTTGTGGAATTGGATTCAAAGCAAAGTCATAGGCGGCTTTCTCGAGTGCGTGAGCCGCGCGGACTGTACGACCAGCGCGGTTCAGCAATCCTTCTTGCATATTTCCAAAGACGACCAGATCAGATGGATCTATTGAATAACCATCTACGCGATAAGCATCGATTTCTGTACCGAGTCCGTTGGTCAATACTTCAACACGCTCTGGCGCAATTCTTTCCATCGCTTGAATTCGTCCGGTGTCTGCATAGCGTGAAAGTACGCGGGCATAAGCAGCTGGACGGAATAGCAAATCTTCAGCGATCCAAGCCCAAAATTCTGCGCCTGTGATTCGTGGATCTGGTTGATGAATTACACGAAAAGATGGGACAGTTTCATTTGTTTCTTTGACTTTTGTTTCAAGTGGCAAAGCTGCAACTGTTGAGCAGATGATTCCGCGAGCGCGAGCGATTACAGGGACGCCCATCGCTTCGGATCGTGTAGCTGATTGACCATAGGCAAAATACGGAGCGCCAAGAGCATCGATCGAATTGACCGGTGCGAGAGCAGCATCGACATTCACTTCAGCGATTGGCTGTGGTGCTGTGATGAAGAAATCTTTTAGACCCATGCGAGAATTTTAGAGATCCGATACCACTACCCGATCATAATATCAAGATCCGTCTCTGGGCGTGTCGCGTAATGTGTGGCGAGCGCAGATGCAACCGTCGCGCACACAGTCGATTGAGAAGCTCTCCGTCCGATCGTCCATCCACCATCGCCGAACGGTAATCTCGCCGCCGAAAGAATTTGCTTCGTCAATTCCGCTTGATTTCCATGTCGAAGTCTCTTTGATGTGATTGCTCCTAAAAGTTCGTCGCAACTTTGACCGTACAGCGCCCCGTCTATATCAGCGATTGGGATGCCGGCTGGTTGAAGTCTAGCGGCAATCGCCGAAGATGTACGGCGTGAATATGCAATAACTTCGACTGGATATTCTTGAAAATGTTCGGCGATGTCGTTAGCGATTGCCTTATCATCGAGCGAAATTGGATTGTGCCAAGTCCGAAGAAGCTTTACAAAGAATTCGCCTTTAGAGATTTGCTGAGCCAAGACAAGAGCTGCATCGCGACGATCTGGCGAGCAATCGAGTCCGAACCAGACTGTCTTTTCGCGATCGACTTCAAATCCGTCCAATCCGCATTCAGCCCATTCGCCAGCGGGAATTGCACTCGAAATAGTCTGCACCCATCGGCACAAGACTTCAGTTCGAACCACATCCGGCGGATCGTTCATCACAGCGCGAAGATTGTCGATGTGTACAGTATGACCGAGTGCTGGATTTGCTTTCGCCGCTCCCGCCCAAAATTTAGGGGAATCGTCGATCTTGTCGTAATCGCTAGACCATTCGAAATAACCGATGTCGTCGGTAGATCCACCAGCTGCGCCGATGCCTCTTTCGCGAATTTGATTCAGCACCAGAGAATGCTGATCGCCAGCATTTGAATATGACCAGAGCTGCGGATTTTCTGCCGCCATCATCGTGTATCGAAGCGAAGCCCAAGTCGTCTCATCTTTAAGCTCTCGAGTCTCATCGATGTGAACGGTCGATGGCTTTGAGATACCGCGAGCAGCTGAAGCGCCAGCCTTGACCATGTAGCGATTTCCATTTAGACATTCGATCTCTTCAGATCCATGCGCCCACCGGATTCTCTTGACTTGTTTCGCCAAGCCGTCATTTGACTCGATCGTCTGTACAAGATCCCGAAAAGTCTCCAGAGATGTCGTCAATCGATGAGCCGTACCGATTTGAAGCTTGTTATCCCACTCGAACAAGCCCATCAGAATGCGTTGCTTCATAAAAGTCGTCTTACCTTGCTGACGAGCAACCACAAGCTGTACCAAAGGATGCAACCAGCGACCGTCAGCCTTCACCCGATGAGCCTCGATCGCCAGCCATTCTTGCCACGGCATGAGCGGGAATCCAATCGAGTTCGAGAAGTCAATAAGCTCTTGTCCACGCGTAGGCAAGTCCGAGCGAAGTCTGGAGTGGATTCTGGGAGTTACAGAGCCATAAAGCGTCTCTGGAGTAGCCTTCAAATCCTCTGTGAGCCGATCTGAGCCTGTTTGAACCAGTTGGAGCCTAGTTGTACCGTCTTGAGCCATCTCAATGCCTTCTTGATTCGTTTGGTGGTGAAATAGAACCGC